TGTTATAGTAATTAGATGATTCTCCATTTCTTGAAACCATCAGCTCAACATTTACTTTTGCTGTTGGGTCATCTGAAACACTTGCTTTACATTTTGTCCAAGGAAGATAAATCCTGAACTGGGAATCAGCTGCTTTATATATATTGGCATCCAATTGAAGCCCAGTATCCCCATCACGCCAGCTTAAGAAATCATCAGCGTCATGTCTTGCAACAGTAAAACCAGAAGTAACCTGTATATTCCCACCCATTCCCCAACGTGGTGTCAGTGATCCTATCCCACAATTGGAATACTGATAGTCCATCATATTCGAAATCTCGATAAAGAAATCTTCAACACATAGATTATCGCCAGAATCCAGAGCATCATCACAATTGCCAACTCTGAAGTACCCATTTAATCCACCCATTTCATGGAAGGAGAATCTTTCACCAAAGGCGGCTGGTGTAGGATAACCGGCAGTGGCGGCTCTGACTTCAGCAGTGGGTGAGATAAAGTCCCAACTCACATTAAATGCTTGACCAGCTGACCCTTCAATCCTCAAACGTGTCACATAGCAATCTGCATATTGATTGTATTTTACTCCATCTAACCCACCAATTGACAACTTCAATTCGTTGTCTGATGGTGATAATACTTGAGGTGTCACACCGATTTCATTACCAAAAGCAGCTTTAAGTAAGACTCTAATAGAAGTTTTATCAAGATACTGACTGATAGACCCTCCAGTTTTTCTCGGTCCTTGTAAGGAAGTATCCCTGAACCCGCCACCATCAATAGCTTCATCTTCAATGGAATCAAAACTTTGAACTGGTATACCAGATAAAAGAGGAGCAAGAACCATACTGGAATCTTCATATGAAGCAGTACTCTGCAGTTCATAGGATAATTTTCTTAAAATCTTAATTGTATCAGACATTTAAGTCTCCTGTGTATCAGGGTTAATAAATTCAGCGGCAAATTCTATAATAAAAGTATTTGTCCTTGGAAACATTTCATAGTCAAAAATAGCTTCAGGGTATTCATCATTTTGTATAAACCCTGAACCTAAAGACACACCTGCAATTTTCTGATCAAGTGTCCCCATCAGAATAGAAAAGGTTTCAATTGCAAAATCAATAATTCCAATAGCATCAGAGAAAACCGGAATGTCGTTTTCCCTTCGTGTCATGCCAACTATCAGATACCTTAAATCAAATTCCAATTCTCTTTGTGACCTATACCCATTTGATTTCAACTTTATTGGAAGAATATTGATTCTTGGATAGTGTGAGTCAGATAAACCTAAAGGATCATGGTCTTCCTCCATGAACACAATATTATCAGAATCAGTAATATAAGAAGAGTTATCAGATAATTGACTGACTATCTCCCCAAAATAATCTCCAACCCATGACATTACAGGCTCCTTAATTCTCCCCACTTATTTTTAATAATCGAGGATAAGTTCAATTTCTCTTTCTGTGCAGCTGGCTTCATAAAATGCCTGCCTCTCAATTCCCAGCGATACCTCATGGCTAATAACACATGGGGTCTTGATTCCCCTCTTACTTTCCCTTTGAGGTATTTAGCCCTTACTGGGTTAGTTAAAAGTGAAGACCCTTTTACTACACTTACTTTCCATGTAGCTTCATAAGTTTCATACTCACTGCCTTTATTTTTGGTATGTACCATGCCAATGAGTGAGTTAGTTTTTTTTCTGCTACGTCCATACTTACCTCTTGGTGTACTCCAGTCCTTTGCTTTCTTTACATCCCTTGGCAGTCTCTCCATCAGAGCAGCTTTAAGTAACCCAGTCCTTGAAGTAAGTAAAAAAGGCATAGCTGGCTGTTGTTTACGTGCCTTGTATGGATTATAAGTCTTTGGATTAGTCTTGTTTGGGATAATAAAATTATCCGCCGCTGACCTTCTCACTCTATCCATATAAATATTTAAGGAAGTATGAATTGACTTCCTGTATTTATTTATTATTTTATCAGCCGTTTTTGGCTTTTTCCACTCTAATGTAACTTTAGTTGCCATAGATACCTCGAAAGGTGAGCCAGTTAAACTGACTCACCCCTGATAAATTAGAACCCACCTGAATCAACAGTTGTTTTCATATTACTCAACAGCCAACCAAAGTTGTTATCAAGTATAAGACCTCTTGATTCACTAACACGGATACGACTCTTATTATGAGTGTCAATGTTGTAAGAATGAACCTGATAATCTGATGAATATCTTTTCCATACCGGAGCTTTAACTAACCCACGTGAACGCAAGGTATTTCCTTTTGACAGCACTCCAAGAAGTGCATACTCATTCGACCAAAACTTACCTATAGATGCAGAAGCTGCCAACCCAGATGTATCATATAGTGAACGAACAAGTTTACACTCTTTTATCCCAAGATAATCAGCAAGGAACTTTGCTTTTACATCAGCTGTTTTGGTGAGGATAGATTCAGTATACTTCACATTATCCTGAATATCAGCTGTACGAACTGCATACTCAACTAACTGTTTTGAAAGGATAAGTGTCATCCACTCTTTACCTAACCCACAGTTTTTTGTAATATTGACAGCCGCAGTCTCAATATCCTGCCAGGGTGTGGCATTTGTAGCATCATCCCACTCATTTGTAAGACCGGTTGTTTTACCAGAGAAATTAGATGCATTAAACAGCTCTGTAGCCAGTCTTGATTCTCTGCCAAGCATAAGTGACTCATGAGCAAGTTTAGAAGATTCCTCTTCCTGATCTACAAAGTCTTCCCAACGGAGCTTATCAACATTATCAATCTCCTCCTCAAAACCATACTCAAGACAGTAATAAGAATCATCCGACCATTCCCACTCACCCACAGGATATGAACCATCCTCATTTCTACGGGTATCAGGAACTTTCATTTTTGCCTCACGAGGCATTACCGGATACCGTGCACTTTCCTGAGATACTTGAACCTCAGGTGCAACAGTATCATAAGTTAGATTCAGTTCTTCATGTTCGATCTCAACGAGCATCTCTTTAAGATCTATACGAAGTGTAACTGAACTTCCAGCTTGTCCACTCATTATTTACCTCTTTCTTTAGTTATCCAATGAACGTAAAACTTGATAATTTGCAATTGTACCAGCTCCACCATTACCAGCCAATGTGATAGTAAGTGTACCGGCTGTACATACAGCAGTGAGAACATGTTGACCAGCTGTATCAGCTTCCAAAGTTGCAAAACCAATATCAGTTGCAAGAATTCTGCCATCAAGAACAGTTATAGTAGCATCAGCATCAGTCTCAGAAGTTGACTGACCGGCAACAACTATCTTGGCACCTTGATTAAGATCACCAGAAATGTCTTCCTGTGTTATCTTTCGTGAGTTACCTATAGAGTATACCACGATGTCGGCGCCAGATACACCAGTTTCTAAAGCATGGGCTTGAACTTTTACATCAACCCATGCAGACCCACTATAAATAACATAAAGACCCTCTTCAGTAATATACAGAATATCACCAGCAGTTGGTGCTGTATATGTCCAAGCTGACCCACTGTAATAGGCAATCTTATTAGCTGAACTTGCTACTGATGCCCACCCTGCAGCTGGCACAAGATAACGACCAGTTGAAGGTGACCCTGGGGTATCTTGCTCTGACCGATTAAATACAGTATAATCAGCTGTTTTCACTTTGCCATCAGCAACAGCAAAGAGTGGATCTTGAGCTGAAACAGTTCCAGCTAAACCCAGAAAAAATGTACTCGGAGTTCCAACAAGAGGAGTTACTCCAATGACATAATCATTCTCATTACCTCTTGCTGAAGTATAGGCATCTGCTTCCTCACCAAGTGCAGTGTAAGCAGGTACGCCAGCTGTAATCTTGACCAATCTGTTTCGCTCCAATTGCGAAGCAGCAGTAAGATTAAAAGGATAAATTTGTTTTCCTTTATATCCCATTTTTAATTCCTTTCATCTATCTGTGGACGTGTATCAAAAAATTTAGGGTACTCTCTACGTGCTTTGCTCCAAGCCTCAGCCTTGGTTAAGCCATCACGTTTCATGCAGAAAGTCATTGCAGTTTCTTTGCTTTTAACTTCACTGCCCATTTCATCCTCAATGCCAGCTCCAGCTGGTTCAGGTGCTGTACCATAAAACTCATCTTTAGCTTCAGGTGACTCACCCGATCCTTCAGCTTTAAAAGTGATAAGTTTATCAACAGCAGTCTCAAAACTATCTCCTTCATTAATGATCTCATCAAGTTTATTAGTTAAACCCAATTTAATAGCATAAGAAGTAACCTTGTCCTTTGTGCTCAACTGTTCAACATGAGCCTTCAAAGCAGAGTTCTCTTCAATAAGAGCTTCATTCTTTGCTTCAGACTCTTGTTTTATCTGACTCACAAGGGCAGGGTTTTCAGCTTTTAACTGATCAATAGTGACATCTTTCAGATCCATATCTGTACCTTCCTTTAAAAAAGAATAATTAGAAGACGGATTCAGGATACCCGTCATGTTTTTTATACCATCAATTAAACCAATATCCAATGCTTGAGTACCCATATATGACAATCCGTTAGCTAAGTTCTCTTTAACATATTTAAAATCCATGCCACGGTTACGAGCAACAGCAGTAACAAATAGATCATAACAGAAATTCACACTTTCTTGAATAGATTCAATATCTTCTTCACTTAATCCAAAGTATGGGTTACCTAAAGCTTTTTTCTCTCCAGCTTTTATCAAAGTAAGTTTAACACCCTTATCTTCAATAGCTTTTGAGTAATCCGAGTGAATAAGGTACACGCCGATAGAACCTACTATACTGGTACTATAAGAATATACCTTGCTTGCACTCGAACCTATCCAATAAGCAGCAGAGCACATACTTCCGTTAGCATAGGCAACAATTTCTTTTTCATCTCTTCCTTTGTAGATTACATCTGATACTTCAGACACACCTGAAACTGACCCACCAGGAGAATCAATATCGAGAACAATCTTCTTCACTCGGTTGTCTTCAAGTGCTCTGATCATGGTAGCTTCAGCATCCAACATAGAGACTAAACCTGACATACCTTGCATAGTCATTTTCTTCTTCAAGAAAACACCATGAAGTTTAATAATTGCAGTGCCATCTTCAAGAATGTTATACTTTACCAGATCATTCTTTTCATCAACACTTGTCATTCCCTTCAGTGAGTTACCTTGAAGTTTATTGTTGATAACATTTTCAATAACTGGAATAACATTAGGGTGAAGTGCCCAATATTCAGTCGCGAGTTTCTCCAACCAGAGATTACCAATTTCCATCGTCTTTTCTCCGTTTCCGTTTTTCCTCATCACTTAATTCATCATCTGAACTTTCACCCTCACGTTTTCCTGTTGTGCGATCGTCCTTTTGAGTATCAGGAAAGACAATTCCATATTTCTCTTCATATTCTTTCTTTAGCTTTAACAGCTCTGCTTGGTGATGAACCTCTTCAACCTCCTCAAGCTTCCTTTCAGCTTCAATCTCCGTATAGACAAGACCTTGTTCTTCATCAATCAATCTCTTTGAAGCTGTCTTATTCTCAAGCCTTAGTTTAGCAGCTCTGTTCTCTTTCTCTTGATCGAGAATACCGTTGGATGTCCAACGTATACTGGTAGTTATACCTTCATACTTACCTTGAACCTGATTAATCAAAATAGCTTCATAAGCTAAAGTCCCATAAATCCAATCAAGCAATTCAGACAAAGACTGTCTCCAACGATTAATGGTCTTTACAGTTTCAAGTGACCCACCACGAAGTGAGGAGTAACTTGTTTGTTCTAAATCTAAAAACAAGATTGGGTATGCAATTCTCATTGCAGCCGCAATCTCTTTATGTTGCCTAACGATAAAAGGATCAGTATTGTCTCCAGGTCTGTTAGGTGCCGCAAAAGATATGTCCTCATTCATCTTCAAATAACTAATAGTCCCAGGCTGTAATTTCTGCACCCTCCTCTGTTGGTTAGGATCAAGTGGGTCATATATAGCACCATTAGAATCTGAAGTAGCTCCAGAAAAAGTACCATGAGGTACACTTGTTTTTACAAAAGCCGAAAAGCAAGCCGCTACCCTTGCACCTATGATTGTAGCTTCCTTGTAGTCCTTGAGATTTTTTAGATTTCTCATAACAGGAGCCAAAGGAGGATACTGCCGGCTCATTTTAGGTCTTGAATTTAAGGGAGCCTTAAACAAAGTAGTTACTTTACGCTTTTTTCCATTGATGGATTTATAAGCAGGAAAAAAATCATATGCTTCACGATTATTCTTGCCTGAATCCATTGCGTTTAATTTCTTAACCCAATACCCTATAATCCTTCCTTCAGAATCATAATGAACACCAAGTTTTATATTCTCCCTTTCTTCCTTGCTCAAATTCCCAGGAGTCTGTATTCTGTTAGCTTCAACAAGCTCAACAACAGTTTTTACACCATCACGTTTCTTGTCGATAGGTAAGGAGACAAGTATATCCCCATCAGCAAAAGACCAAGCAACGATTTGAGCAATACAATCTACAATAGATTCATCACCAGAAATTGTAATTGATTTATTTAGAGTTTTAACTAACTCATTGAGTTGTTTCATCTGTCTCTCACTTTTAGAGACATAACGAATGGTAGGGAAACCTACCAGATTAATAAAAGTCTGTTGGATAGCCGCCGCAACAGGATCATCCTTAATAAGTTGCTTTGCATTCTTCCAAAGCGACTTTAAGGTGTCCCCAGTTTCTAATTCATAATCCGGAGTCATAGCAGAATTAACCCACCAACTCATGTTATAGGCATCCCTTTTAGCTCCTTCAAAAGTCTCACCTGACATTTAAAAGCCTCCAATTGCAAAAGGAATCTCACCAGGGTTACCTCCAGCCACTTCAGCCGCAGCTTTCATCTCAAGCCATTCAGTAAAGGACTGTATATCATCAAGTCTACGATATGTAGTACGCATTTGATTCCGATTTTCCGTGGAAGCAACAAAGAAACTCTCAACATTACGGTTAGCTACTGCATCTTTCCATCTTGCAAGTTCAGCCGTCCATGATACAAAACCTGTACTCATAATAATCTCCTACCAGTTAATTGAACCAATTTCATACTCTCCATTTGGGGCAACTTCTTCAAAGTTAGATGCAAGTACACCTTTACCTGACCCACTCTTTTCCTCTCTTGACCTCTGCATAGGGTTCATCATGAAAGATTCTTCTTCCAGTCTATGCCTATATGTCCCTGCAAAAGTAGGGATATCCAAACATATAAATGTATGAATACAAGCAAACCGATAATCACACTGACCTACTTTTTTCCAAATGACTTTCTTTTCACCAGTAATTTTATTCTGTTTACTTATCTTCCTTATATTCACGAACTGCTGTAAATAATCAGGTTCAATATTGTGGGGTAGCCACCACAATTCCTGATCACATTTTAATTCAGTTTCTTCCAGATATTCTTCAGTTCTTACTAAATAGAGATTAATATCCTTATTATGAACAATGGTTGTTGCCTGACCATTACGACCTTTTACTAAAATAAGATTGGAAAATGAACGACCTATATTATAAATCTCTTGGGTTCTATTTCCACCTGAATCAATAGCTACCATTGAAACAGCCCAGCGTTTGCCACCTTCACCATCAAATACTCTTCCAAAAATTCTATCTTGAAATAATTTAACCATTTCAGGTGTTTGGGCTGTGCCCACTGGACATTCAATAAACACTTGATCTACTAATGCTGTTTGACGTTGTGCCCCAAAAGCTCTGAACTCAACATAAAACCCATTGCCTTGAGAATCAATCCCAGCTGTTATCAATTTTGTCCATTCAGGAACTTGACCCCTTTCATAATTCTGCTTTCTTTCAAGTAACCCATTAACTGACGTTTTACTTACATCATCAACCCAAAATTGAGCAAGCCAACATTGCCAAAAGTTCTTATAATCATGTACTTTACCTTTAGTTTGCAGATACTCATTCATTATAAGATTAAAAGATCGGAAAGGAGAAACAAAAGATGTCCATCTAAATACCATCCTTGATGTAACATCAAATGGGTCAGCTAAAGCTCCGGTGTTATATATTTGAGTTTTCTCTGGCGCATAGATTCCGTTTATATTCCAATCTTCTTTATTATTGGTGTCAGGAAACTTCTCATTGCAATGTGAACAAATACAAATACCTTTTTTAGTCCCCTTATCCCTTTTTAAGTTTTCAAGGCTTAATAATTGATACTGATTGCATGATGGACACTGTGAGTACCACCACAATTCAGTAGTATTTGGGGTTGAAAGTTGTTGATGAAGTAAATCATTCTCAACACTTGGAGAACTTACCACATACCCTTGACCAAGATTCCAATTCAAGTAAGTTGTCAACCTATCACCAGCTAATTTAATAGCATTTGATTCATTACCAATTGTCAATGGCATTAACCTTGCTTCATCAATCCAGACCCTTTTCATTGGATTTGAACTCATAGTTGCAAGTGACCCACCCCAGCCTAAATATATTGTCATGTGATCTAAAGCAATTTTTGATTTACTTAAATCACGGACAAAGCGTGTCTTATGTGAAGCAAGTGTGGGAGTTTCTTCTATCATCGGAATGATGCGGTTTTCCACTTGTCTTTCACCAGAGACTTTATCCGGCAATATATAAAGACCAGGGCCAGGGTCTTGCTCTATCATATCTGCTAAACTTGCCAGCAGAAAAATTGTCTTACCACTCTGTGTTGGGGCGATCACAAATATCCACTGCACTCTCGTATCCCCCACCAATGTCAGTGGATACTGGATATACGGAGTCAGTGTCAGGCTCAGTTGGCTGTGGATGTTGCTCTGCTGTGGCAGGCGTATCCTCTTCGCTACATTCTGAGCTGATTCCCGTGGGTTCAGCCTCAATGCTTGTAGTTCTTCGTAACTTATCTTCGACACCATCAAACTCCCATGAAATGATCTTTGATTCGTTTTCCAAAAATTTAATTGCCTGATTATAATTATTAATCAACATATTTTCTATGTCTCGTGGGTTAGTTACACCTACAATTTGAGGTGCTACCAACTTGATTGCGTATCTTATTTTTGAAACGAACAAACTAAAAGTTGTAAGTACACGTTTCTTTGCCAAGACTCTGTCAATTAACTGACCCATTCTCTCTTGATTCTTTATTCTTGCATCCTGTAGTTTTTCCTCTTTGATCTGATGATCAAGATCATTTTTAGTATCTGACCCTAACTTAACATCACGTCTGTACATTCTCATGATTAAGAATACAGGATATTGACCTTCAGTGTTCTTTTCAATCTCTGGATGTTCCCTGATAAATTTCTGAAATTCAGCAGTTTCCCATCCACCAATATCAAGGAAAAACTTTCTTGGCTCATATACTTCTTCAACATTTATCTTAACGGGTGGCATGTCTCCACCTCCGCTGCAATAACTTCCTTATCAAAGATCTTTGTAATTAGAGTTTCAACTGACCCACACTTAATAAATTGTGTCAGTAATGCACAGATCACCATTGTATAAAACCAGTTGATACGAGTAAAGATGATCTTTTGACCATCTTTTAACTCTTTGATGTCATTTGATATTTCAGATTTTAAGGCTGAAATTGCTTCATTTGTTTGTGAATGCCTTGCCTCACATATCTTTTCAAAGTCCATTAGTTTACTCCCATCGTAATACCATAATGATAGTTATCCTGTGCAATTCTTCCAACTAACCCACTTGATACTGCAAGACCTTTAGCCCCTACTACTTCCTGACCTTCAGAAAAAGACAGTTCATTGTAATATGTAAACCCTGTTACTGTTGGAGTTACTGCTGTACCCTTTAGTATTGGTTTAGGGTAAAACCTTCTTGCTTCGTCCGCGTCGTACTGTGCCTTGAACTGGGCTGGTGTTAGTACTGAATTAAACATTTTAAAATCATCTATCACACAATCAGTATGAGCAGTACCACCTGTACTACCTTTTCTGGCCCCAATAAACACAGGGGTTGTACTTGAGTAAATAGACGAGATTGCACCATCAACAGTCTTACTAACATCAGCTTCTTTGCCATTTACATACAGTTTAAGCGTTGATGTACTGCCTTCAAAAGACATACCTAAACTATACCAAGTGTCATTTATAGGCTCAATTAAATACCTGTATTCTTTCCTATTAGTGTCAAATGTACCGTCTTGAGTAATTATCGCTTTTAATTTATTATCATCTATGAAAAATGCCCAACTACGGTCATTTATTCCTAATGAATTGTCTATAAAATACTTTCCCAGTATAGTTGAGCCTGTGGCAATATCTCTTAACTTAATTTTAAACATAACAGATAAATTATCTGTGTAGTTTACATTCCCACAATCCACAAAAGAAGAAGACCCATTAAATGACGCAGCTCCATTAGAACCATACCACCACCCATCAGTATATGTTAAATTGGATGCAACTGGCGTATAGTTACCCGCAGCATCAACAACATCATTTGCTAATTTCAACCACAGTGCTGGGTCATCTGTAATTGTATTCTCTTCTCCAGTTTCAAACTGATCGGCAAATACCTGATTGGTTTGGTTACCAGAGCCTGTAGCCCAGTTGGCATCAGCACCTGTGGCATCTTCAGTATAATTGTTATATCCTGTTGCAGCACCGTTGTTGTCGATACAGGTAGTGCAATCAGATATGTAATTATTATTTAAGGTGCAAGCTTTATTTCCAGCATCAAGACCTACATTGCAATTATGTATTGTACAGTTTTCAATCTTTGAGGCTGCCTGCAAATCACCAATGTTTATCCCTCTGGTGCAATTAGATATGATTGTACCATAGATATAAACAGTATCATTAACGTTGCCGTAATAAATGCCAGTCCCGGAATATCCCCCACCATCAATTTTGCAATTAATGAATCTACAAGTTTTTGTTCGTGTCCCAGAGTCAAGCATTCTAAAAATAGCATATACAGTATTGGTTGCGTCTGCTGTTCTCAAAAAATTCAAATTTTTTATATCTACTCGACCAATTCCGCTGCTAACATAGAATATCCCGTTACCCGAAAAACTGTTTTTCAGTAGGAAATCACCAAAATCCAATGTCATTGTATATCCACCGAGATCAGTAGTTAATACACACTGGCCAGTTTCTGTAATCGCAGACGTCTGTGTTGCAGTTCCATCACTTGTAAATTCCCCGTCATCAGCACCAAGTGCTTCCCAAGTAGCATAATCATCACCGAGATTAGTACCGACTGTAACTGACCCACCAACCCATGCTCTTACGTCTTTTACTTTTGGAGCAAATAATTCTTCTTCAAAGTCAGTTTCATCTTCGACCTCTATAGGTTCAATCTTCAGTGGTGTTGCCCAAACATCATCGCCAACTGTCGAATATAAATCTTTACTAACTTCAGCCAATTTATCCAGCTTGATTCTTTTCTTTACTGGGTTACCTATAACAATACTCTGTCTACCATCATTAATCATCTTACGCATTTCTGCCTTTTTAGCAATAGGCATTTTTACCGCAAGGAAAGTCTGTAACATCTTATCAGGTATAACAGCACCCTCACGCTGCTCATTGAGATCTACCATACATACTGGTTGTCGATCAACTAACTCACCAAGGTCGCCACGCCGGCAGAAAACCATAATATAATCATATTTTGGTTTACTGATAATTTCTTCTATTGCTACTTTTAAGTCCATGTATTTATCCTATTTTTATAATGTCCGTTGCTGTTGTGTTAGTTGCCATCAATCCAATTGGATAAATACCTTTCAAAGGGTAACCATCAGGTACATTCTTAAAAGTTATAAGTGACCCACTGCGATTCACAAGCACTACATTACCACCAGTTCCTACATATAGAGCCACAGGGTAATGCCCACTTGCCATTAGTAATGCTTCAGTATCGCTTGGTGTTGCAATTTCAAAATCTGGTCTTGATTGATCTGATATTTTTAATTTAGTTGAATCATAAGCAGGTACAGCCATAATTTTCTCCATGAGTTAGTTGAGTTATCTTAAGTGACCCACAGTTTATGTACGTACGTACGTACGTAAGTACTGAATGGAATCTCCCATTATATAATATACACAATTTTTTACTACACTATTACTGGAATACGATAATATAGTATTGATTCGAATTTCTTGCCATTTCACAGCATGCGGTGATCGCAAGACCAAGTGATCCAAGGAAGTTCACCCAGGTTAAATTTCTTGCTATTCACAAACTCCCTCACTCTATCAGAAAATAAAAACCTATTATATATACTTTTTTTCATTTTTTTCTTCTATAGAGTTTCTTTTATTAAAGGATAGTATAGTAAATAGGATAAGATATTGATATAAAAGGAAATACATAAAAAAAGGATGTATAGTAAAATACAATAGTGAAGCTGAATCGAATTTACTAAAAATATAAGTCTGCTAAATTCAATAACTTACGTGAATGTTCACCGGATAAATAAACATACTGAACATTCCATAAATAG